TATTATGTACCCTGGAGGTGGAAGAATAAATCAAACTTTAGGCAAAAATGGTGAATCTTCAGGTGGTATAACTTTTAAAGGAGCTTTTGGCCGTGGTAAAGGTGAATTAGATATGAATATTCCATTTAGTTTAATTGATTTATATAATGCTGGTGATGGTTTGACTTTTGACTTTGACCGTAATATACTATTTAGTTTAGAGTTAGGTAACGCTAGATTTAAATTAGAAGAATTATATATTGGTGATTGGTTACCTAAACTTAAATCTAAACCAGAAGAGTTTGTTAGTATTACGCTTGATAATTCAGGTACGGAACCTTTTATTCTTGACTCAACAGATATACATCCTGATTCTGTGGGAAAAATAGACGAATTTGTCTCCAAAATTGAAGATGTCAAAAATAAATATGGTAATGAAGTTTATCAAAAATATATCCAATTCTTAAAATCCAACCCAATTATAGTTAACGCTTATTCATCTATTAATGCAGACCCATCTAAAAAAATGAGTGGAAAAGTACAAGCGTGTAAAGGATACGGGGATGGAACTAGAGGTCAATATAATTTATGTTTATCTCAAAAAAGAGCTGAAGTTATTGCAAATGAATTAAATTCTAGATTACCTCAATTAGGTAATTTTAAAGGTGTAGGTATGGGAGAAACAGATAAGTTTGATAAGGGTAAGAAATGGCCTACATTCACCAGTGATAAGGATACCCTTTTAAATAGAAGATTTGAGGTAATACTACCTAATTTTAGTATGACAGAAAAAGTTAAATAAAAAAAGAGGGTTATCCCTCTTTTTTTCTACGTACTTGAACAAAATTAAATGTTACGTAAACACCTCTAGATGTCATACCAACAGTACAGGCGGCTAATCCGGGTTTACCACAATTTTCAAAAGATGCGTATTGAGTTGCGTTGTGCATATAAGATTTTTCCCATCCTTTAATTGCTCTTTCTGCTAAATCATCATAAGTCCCATCAATTGTGACTGTCCAATAAGCATTTTCATAAAGAGTCATTGAAGCTCCTGAACAAATACTAACAGATGTTTTAACACCAACCAATTTATCCGATTCGTTTGCAATTAATTGACGAACTCTTAATGAATCCCACATAGGTCTCATATCAGGATGAAAAAGTCTGTCTACTTTAATCATTTTTTTCATTTGGTGTGTGGTAATTTGAGTGTAAATGGTTTCAGACCAAATCAAAGGTTCAACACCTTTTAATTTCCGGTACTCATTTAATTTATTAAACAAGACTTTTTCAAAAAGTTTTTTATCAAAATTGTTATAGTCAATAACTTGAGCACTAACTAAAGTAGTGATTAATACGAATAATATAGTTAACGTTTTTTTCATATAACAAAAATACTATTTTTTTTTTAATTACCAACTATTTATAAATAAAATTCATTGATAAAAATCTTTTTTGTATAAAAAATGGTTATTATCAATAATAAACCCGTCGGAATTACAACATTTTTGATTCCGAATATATTTATATATAAAATAATTCCAAAAAAACACAAATAAAAATGGGAAATCACTTAAGACCAATTGGTAGCGAAAAATTAGAAGGTATGGACAAAATCCAACGTATAATGGAAATTGCTCGATACAAAGAAAATATACCAACACCAATTAATGAGGATAAATCTACTGAATATACAAAAACTTTGGCGGATGGTAGAAATTACCAAATCATTAAAGAAAGAAATGGATACGTTATTAAAAGAGCTTTAAACGAATCGACTAATGAGTATGATTACTTAGAGCCAATGAAAAATAGAAAATATTATTCATCTTATTCACAAGCATTCAAAAGACTTAACTTAGTTGCTAAAGAAGTTAATGTTAACGAAGGTCAAGAAAAAAATGTTAATTTATTTTACGAAAGTGAAAATGATGCGACAAAATATATTCTAAAAATGAAAGGTGGAGAAACTGATGAACAAGTTGCTCCCGCTCCGGCTCCCGCACCAGCACCGGCTCCCGCACCAGCACCGGCTCCGGCCCCTGAAGGTGATATGGCTCCGGCTCCTGAAGGTGAACCAATGGCAGAACCTGAAATGGATTTAGGTGATGATATGGACCAAGATGATAATGAACCGGTAACTTTAAAATCAATTCAAAAGTTAACAGGTAAGTTAGCTCAAAAATTAAGAACTTTTCAAGAAGACGAACAAGGTGACGAAGAAATGTCGTCAAAAGATACAAAATACGTAATCAACTCAATATTATCGGCGTTAGATTTAGATTCTTTAGAAGAAGATGACAAAGAAGAAATTGTTGGTAAATTTGAAGGTGAAGAAGAAGGTGGTGATTTTAACCCTGATGAAATGGGTGGTGAAGAACCAACAGGTGAAGAAGGTATGAGTGATGATGACTTAGGTATGGAACCTGAAGGTGAAATGGCGGAAGAATATGATGAATTAGGTGAGATATCAAGACATTTTGGTTCGTTTGATGATGAAGAATGGACAGGTGACGATAATAAAAAATATAAATCAGATGATTTTGATTTTGATTTTGAAGAAGAAGAATTTAGTGATGCTCCTTCATTTAGAGCAAAACATCCTGATATGAATTGGTTTGAAAAAGGAGATAGAGATTCTGACTTTTTTGATAAATATAAAGACCAACACAATTCACCATTAAAAGTTAGAACAAGAAAAAATGAAATGGGTGAAGGTTTTGAAGAAGAAGAATTTAAATCGGCTCCTCCAAGAGAAGCGAGAATTAAACACCCAAACATTAAAGACCACGAATCTCACGGTATTGAAGATATGTTAGAGAATGTATTTTCAGAATCTAAAGTAGATTCAATCTTAAAAGGATATTTTAAAGTTGAAGAAAATGAGAAGAGATTAATTGAGTCTAAACAAAGACAAACTAAATTAGTTACTGAAAGTAAAAAAGCTAAAATTAATAAAATTAAACAATTATCTGAAAGTATTTCTCAAGAAGTTGGTGCAAGAAAATTAATGGAAAAATATCCAAACGCTAAATTGGTTGGGAAAACAAACAAACAAAACTTGGTATTTGAAATGAACGACGAACAATTAAGAGTTAATACAAAAGGTCAGATAATCTAATGAGTTATTTAATATATGTTAATGAATTAGGGCCTAATTATAAAGGTGACAACATATATGAATTTATTTTCTCGGATAGTTCGGAAGACGTTTGGGGTGAAGCTTGGGAATCAAAACCATCTAACGGTTACCCACTCCCACCGGACATAGAACACATAAAAACAGTAGGAGTTTTGAAGAATGACCAAATCACAATGTCAGTAATTCAAAACTCTGACTATTTTTCGATGATAGATTCAATGGATGATATAATCGCATTATGTTGGGAAAATGAAAGTGAAGACGTTGACTTCACCCGTCAAAAAAGATTGGTATTTAAGTTTGGAGAAACAGAACAATCAGTCAAAGATAAATTATACGAAAGAGATATCGTATTAGAGTTTGAAAAAAAAATTGAATATGAACACTAATCAAAAAAAATTAAAACTAGTGAAGGAGGGGATTAAAACATCTACTCTAAATAAAATGACTGATAGTCAGGTTGATACGTTGTTCAGTAAATTACAAGAACAAGTTACAACTACAACTAAACAAGTTAAAACAATTACGGTTCCTCAAAATATTGCAAAAAGTACAGGTGCCGACATTGGTAATGTAAATGTTAAAACAGATGAAAATGGAAATGTGGTTGCAACTGAAATGACGGAAGATGACACATTAAATGTGGTTCAAGACCCAGATGCTACTGAAGATGGAATGGGTATGTTTGAAGAAAAAGAAATTGACGAAAAATTTGAATCAAAAAAACAACAAAAATATTTCTTTGCCAAATGTGGCGATGGAAAAACAAAAGAACAAAAAAAATGGTGTAAAATGGCTGATGAGTTTGCAGAAAAGACTAACTTTGCTAAACTTCCTGAAAAGAAAAAAGAAACAAAAGAAGAATTTGGTATGGGTGACTATAATAAAAAAATAGCATCTGTTGTGTCTAATTTACATATGAAAAATTTAGACCAAACAACAACACCTAATGTTGAAATTTTTGGGGAGAGTGAAATAGAAAAACATATTATGAGACTCGTAGAAAAACACATCACACCTAAAATGTCTAAAAAAGATTTTAATAATCTTTTAGAAGGAGACACAAAAACTGCACCCGCAAAACCAAAGGTTAGTCCTGGTACAAAACCAAAACATCCGTTCCAACCTGACCCTGATAAAAAAGGGGCTCCTAAAGCGATGAAAAAAGAAGTTGGTGAAGGAACTGAAGTTGCTCCGGCAAAACCAAAAGTTAGTCCTGGTACAACACCAAAACATCCTTTTGCTCCGGACCCAAGTAAACAAGGGGCTCCAAAAGCAATTAAAAGAGAATTACCAAGTTTTTTAAAATTTAATCAGTTAGGTCTTAAAACAAAATAGTTATGAGCGTAAATTTAAAAATGGAGAAAATATTAAAAGTCAAAAGTGACTTAGATAAAAAATTAGTTAACGAAGGGTTAACCGGTAATCAACAAACTATGTTAAACGAAATAAATCGTCGTTTAAATGAAGCTCCTGTTAGTTATGATGGTCCTGAAAGAATGGAACCGGGTATTGAAAGACAAATCAATCAAAGAGAAACACCATATAACGAACATCCGGGATTACCACAAGATGGTGATAGAGATTTTGTTGAACTAGTTTCTTCACAACGATTTAAAGACTCTGTAGATAAAGTAAGAAGATTTTTAGGTGATACTACACCAATACAAGGAGATAATCCAATGATGGGACTAATGAGTTCTGTTATGGGTAGTTTACAACAAATTAAAAGAGTTGAAGTTCAACACAAAGAATATCTTGAAAATTTGGCAGTTAATTTAGTTAAGAAAGAATTAGGTATTCCTGAAGGTCAATTACAATTTGATGTAGAATTAGTTAGTGGTCCGATGGGAGCGTCTGAAGGAATGCAAACACAACCTGAACAACCGGATGAAGAAGATGTAGAAGAAGCGTTCAAAGAGAGTGAAGAACACCAAGAAGAAATAGAAGACTTTATGGATTCTATGGAAAAATTTAATTTAGAGAAAGCAAAAAGAAGAATGATTAATTCATTAGTTCAAGGAGCAGCATTTAAAGGTGGTCATATGTATACGTTAGTTAGTGATGAGATAAATAGATTAAGTCCAAACTTATTAAATTTATACGGTGTAACACAATCACTAATGGAACATTTATATTGGTTATATCCGGATATGGAAAATATGGCTGGTGGTGGTGGTGGTCAAATGGGACAATCAGAATCAGACCCTGAAACTGACCCACCAACAATTAAAGCAAAAGCATTCACGTTTCCTTTATTGGTTCACGAGATAGTTAAAGGTATTTATTCATTATATGGTGACCAAGGCTTACCAAACGACCCTGTTCAAAGAAGTATGGTTGTTGGTGCTGAAGATACATTACCAGCAGAAATTTGGGATTCAAGATTAGGTCCTGTGTTTTGGGAAAAATTCAGAGAATCTTGGCCTGATAAATTATACGAAGACGACCAAAGACATCTACAACAATACTTATTTATGAAATTGTCTCAATTAGAGGCGAAGGACTTTGTAGTATTATCAAAAGCTATTATGGCTGATAAACCTGAAGCAAAAGAGGTAATAAATAGAATGGTTAACGAAATCGTTGAAATCCTTAAAAAACACGAATATGAATCAAAAATGTCAGATGACGAAGATGGTGAGGATGATAGTGAAAATTATGGAGATTACGGATTTGATGACTTAGATGACTTAGACGATATTGATTTATCTTCGTTAGGATTCTAAAAATTACCGACAACATTATGTATGTCGAATTTAACAAGAGAACAAGTATTAATAGAATACGTAAAATGTAATAGAGATGTTGAATACGCACTTAAAACGTATTTAGAAACATATGATAATACGGTTAAAAAATATGTTCCATTGGAACTTTTCCCTGACCAATTAGCATTACTCAACGATTACGAAGAATACAATGAGAATATAGCATTAAAGTACAGACAGGCCGGGGTATCAACAGTTACCGCGGCTTGGATGTCACGTAAACTTATATTTGCAAGAAAAGACGCTCCCGAGAAAATATTGATTATTGCCAACAAGTTGGATACATCATTGGAGATGGCGAACAAAATAAAAGCGTTCGTTGGTCAATGGCCGTCTTGGACCGGTGTTGAATTTGATAAAGCCAAAAATTCCCAAAAACATTATAAATTAACAAATGGATGTGAGGTTAAAGCCGTTGCAACATCTAAGGATGCCTTGCGTGGATTTACACCAACCATACTTGTATTTGATGAGGCGGCCTTTATCGAGGCCGATAGTGATTTCTGGTCTGCCTGTATGGCGTCCCTATCTACGGGGGGTAAAGTAATTGTGGTATCAACACCCAATGGTTACGACCAAATTTATTATGAAATATATGACCAAGCATTACGTAATATGAACGACTTCAAAATTACGGAGATGTTTTGGTATAGAGACCCAAGATACACTAGTGATTTATTTTTAGTTAAAACAAACGATATCATTCATTATCTTTTAAATAAAGAAGATTATAAATCAGATGAATTTATTGATTGGTCAAAAATACCTTATAAAGATAGAAACTATGTAGAATTAAGAGTTCTTATGGATGCCGGTTACAAACCTTGTTCTTCTTGGTTTGAAGCGATGGTTAAGAAATTAAAATACGATAAACGTAAAGTATCTCAGGAGTTAGAATGTAACTTCTTAGGTTCCGGAGATAACGTATTTGATTCTCTTATGATGCAAGATATTCGTGAAAATCAAGTGAAAGAACCTGTTAGTAAAATGATGGGTAATGCTCTTTGGATTTGGAAAGAACCCGTTGTTGGACATAAATACATTATGGGTGTCGACGTTTCTCGTGGAGATTCAGAAGATTTTAGTTCATTTCAAATTGTCGACTTCGATACAATGGAACAAGTTGCCGAATTTGTCGGTAAATTACCACCTGACACTATGGCAGAAATTTGCCATAAATGGGCGACAATATATTCTTGTTTCATTGTAATTGATATTACCGGTGGAATGGGGGTATCAACATCAAGAAAACTACAAGAAATGAATTATCGTGATTTATATGTTGATGGTGTTGATTTATCTAATAAATGGAAATACGACCCAGCTGCGGCTGATAAAATTCCCGGAATAAATTTTAATAATAAAAGGGTTCAAATTATTGCGTCATTTGAAGAGGCGATGAGACATAAATTCAGAATTTATAGTTCTCGTTTATATAATGAAATGAACACCTTTGTATATATCAATGGTCGACCTGACCACCAAAAAGGACATCACGACGATTTAATTATGTCAATCGCGATGGCCACTTACGTTGCGGAATCTTCATTTAGTAAATTAACAAAGGTTACAGAACATACTAAAGCAATGTTAGATTCTTGGTCTGTTAATAATAATGAGGCTATTAAAGAAAGTATTAATTTTGACCCTGTGATACCTATGTATCAAAATAGGGTTAACCAATTTAATGGTCAACAAGTCAGTAAAGACGATTATGCAAAATATGGCTGGTTATTTGGAGTTAGGTAATATTTATCAAATAAAGAATAATGGGTTTAACGGAAAGAAAAAAGTCAGGTAGGATATTTGACGGGTCATTACTTAATGTTCCGGGCCAAGGAATATTGACCAAAAAAATTCAATCTTCATTTACAAAAAATTTACCTTATCAATCTGATATTAATGGGGGAGTACCTCCGTTACCTACACCGTCTATTACACCATCGTCAACTCCATTATTACCTTGTGACTTTACTGGTGTAGATATTACTACACAGACACCTACACCAACACCGTCAAATACTCCTACACCAACTATTACGCCAAGTACAACACCATTAAACTGTGATTTCACATATGTTATTGGTTCTATTACAAATACCCCAACACCTACAAATACGGTAACACCAACAAATACTCCAACAAATACGGTAACACCAACACAAACACCAACAAATACTCCAACAAATACGGTAACACCAACATATACTCCAACTCCAACGGTTACACCTGCGGAATGTAGCATTTCATTAGATAATGTTGTATTAATCTCAGGAACAACTTGGGCTTATTACTTTAATAATTTACCAGCAAATTGTGAACAATTATTCTTATCATATTCGTTAGATAATGATAATTGGACTTCAATTGAAGTTAATGATTGTTATACAAATCCAGCCTTATATGATATCGGTCCACTTGGTGATGTTTTAATTTATTTTAGAATAACTCAAGAATGTGGTGGATATCCAACAACATCAAATGTTTTCACTAGTTGTACTAATTGTGGTTATTATGAATTAAGTGGAACTTATTTCCCTGTATTTGGGTCGTACTCTACTTTTGAATATATCCCTTGTGATGGAAGTAGTCCAGTCACAGTTAATGTTGATAATAGTTATCTTCCATTTATCCCACCACCTGTAGTAAATGTTTGTGCCAAATGTTCTTATGGTGTGGTAAAACTAATAGGTAAAGGTTCTTATACTTTAATAACAAATATTTGCCCAAGTCCTACACCAACACCAACTCCAACTCTTACCCCAACACCTACAGTTACATTAACACCAACATTAACAAATACCCCAACTGAGACCCCAACAAATACACCAACTGAGACTCCAACAAATACACCAACTAATACTCCAACACCTACACCAACTAATACATTAACACCAACATTAACACCAACAAATACTGAAACTCCAACAAATACACCAACTAATACTGAAACTCCAACAAATACACCAACTAATACATTAACGTCAACACCAACATTAACACCAACTAATACATTAACACCAACACCGACAATGACGCCAACACCAACAAATCCATATGCACCGGGTAATAATGTATTTGTCGATAATTTTACTAGAGCCGCGGTTAGTCCGGGTGGTACTCCATCAATTGCATACACATCTACAATAACAAATCTTGGTAATATTGGTATTGGTGCGGGAATTTTCCTAAGAATGAGGTCGGACACTACTCTCACAACAGGTAGACTTTATACTATGTCAACGTATACTTTAGTCGGTAATCCTAATTTCTATTCTCAATTAAATTTAAACCCAACAATTGTTAATTGGTCTGTGAATGTAAGGAATAATTACAACGCAATTTTAGATGGGTTTGATTCAGGTCTTTTTGGTCAAGCAGTTATTTTAGCATCAAATGGTAGTGACGTATTGACTAATGGTAATGGATACGCATTAGTTTATGGTGGTTCAGGAACTAGACAGTGGAGATTAGTTAGTTTCACAGGAGGATTACAAGCAAACGCTAATATAACAACAATTTTATCAACACCATTGTCACCAGGATTTTCGGATACGGATTATTTAAGCTTAAAAGTGTCTTACAATTCAACAACAAATAATTGGACTTTATCTTTTAGAAATGATGGTAATTCTGATTGGATAGATTCTAGATTAACAACAGGATATAGTACCCCTAGTTCAGCAACAAATTCAACATATACCAATGTAACATTAGATTCGTTCGGATATTTCTATAATTTTGGAGCAACACCAACTTTAGTCAATTCTCTTTTTGACAACTTTAACGTATATTACAATTAATAAAATATGGGAACAATTATAGAAATATTAACAACAAATTACGACGGACAATTATCCGATATTACCTTTTACCCTTGTTCGGGGGGAAGTATTAATATTGGGCAAGTTACCTTACCATATAATTACGAAACAGAAGATTACTACGGTACATATGTTATTTATATACCTAATTACGATAAAACTTGTGAATTAGTTGTTCCTTGTTTGTCCCCAACACCAACATTAACACCAACAAATACGCCAACAAATACACCAACAAATACACCAACAAACACTTTAACTCCAACAAATACCGAAACACCAACAAACACACCAACATATACTCCAACAAATACGGTAACACCAACGTATACTCCAACACCAACATATACTCCAACACCAACGGTTACTCCTGCGGAATGTAGTATTACGTTAGATAATGTTGAATTAATCTCAGGAACAACTTGGGCTTACCACTTTACTAATTTACCGGCAAATTGTGAACAATTATTCTTATCATATTCATTAGATAACGATAATTGGACTTCAATTGAAGTTAATGATTGTTATACAAACCCAGCCTTATACGATATTGGTCCACTTGCTAACGATATTTTAATTTATTTTAGAATAACTCAAGAATGTGGTGGATATCCAACAACATCAAATGTGTTCACTAATTGTACTGATTGTGGTTATTATGAATTAGACGGTGGTTTAGGTAACGGAGGTATTTCAACTTTCCAATACCAACTTTGTAGTGGAGGTGCTCCGGTTACCGTGAATATCCCACAAATAGAAACTATTCCAACAAATAAAGTTTATGTATGTGGTAAATGTTCATATGGTATAAATAAATTAACTATATCAGGTAGTTATGAGTTACTTACAAATGTTTGTCCTTGTGATTTAACAGGGGTTGACCTTCCTTCACCTACATTAACACCAACAAATACCCCAACACCTACGTATACACCATCACCAACACCAACACCTTTACCTCCATTTATTTCAGTTTGGAGAACAACAACACCATCTGAAAGTATTACATTACCATATTTAATTGATGGTACTTATGAAGGTATTATTGATTGGGGTGACGGTAATACATCAGTAAATTCATACGCAAATAGAACACATACATATACCTCATCAGGTGACTATACAGTAACAATTACAGGAACTATTAAACGATTTACTTTCGCATCTACATCACAATTTAATTATATTAATAATAGTAAAATTAGAGAAATACTACAATGGGGTTCGATTAATTTAGGTAGTGACTATAATAATTTTTACAATTGTGTTAATTTAATATTAACAAATGTGACGGATGTTTTAAATTTATCTGAAAAACAAACTTTAATATCTTTATTTCATAATTGTAATTCAATAACTACAATTAATAACATCAATAGTTGGGATATATCGAATATTACAGATATTAGTAATACGTTTTATAATACTCAATTTAATCAGGACATTAGTGGATGGGATGTTTCAAATGTGAATGTTATGAATTATACATTTTATAGTACACCATTTAATCAAGACATTAGTGGGTGGGACGTTTCAAATGTGACTAGTATGTTCGGTATGTTTTGGGATACACCATTTAACCAACCTATAGGTATTTGGAATGTTTCAGGCGTTACCAATATGGGTAATATGTTTACTAACTCTACGTTATTTAACCAACCGTTATCGGGATGGAATGTGTCTAATGTAACTAATATGTCTCAAATGTTTGCGGGGACCGCATTCAATAGACCTATTGAAAATTGGGATGTTTCAAAAGTTAGTAATATGTACTATATGTTTAATAACGCTACGTCATTTGACCAACCATTATCCGGATGGAATGTAAGTAAAGTGTTTGTTATGCAAAATATGTTTGCGGGAACTCCATTTAACCAACCTATTGGAAATTGGAATGTATCGGGTGTTACTAATATGGGTTATATGTTTTATAACAATTTAGTATTTGACCAACCATTATCAGGGTGGAACGTATCAAGAGTTCAAAGTATGGCGGGTATGTTTTATGGTTGTATTCAATTTAATCAAGATATTACTGGTTGGGATGTGTCAAAAGTTGTTGGTATGAGTCAAATGTTTGTTAACACACCATTTAACCAACCTATAGGTATTTGGAATGTTTCAGGCGTTACCAATATGGAAAGTATGTTTGTTAATGCTACGTCATTTGACCAACCATTATCAGGATGGAACGTGTCTAATGTAACTAATATGTCTCAAATGTTTTACAATAGTCCATTTAACCAACCAATTGGAAATTGGGATGTATCAAACGTTACCAATATGGGTTATATGTTTTATAGTACACCATTTGACCAACCGTTATCAGGATGGAGTACAAGTAATGTTCAATCTATGACCGCTATGTTTTGGTCGTCACCATTTAATCAACCAATTGGAAATTGGGATGTTTCAAGTGTTGTTAGTATGAATTTAATGTTTAATGACACACCATTTAACCAACCATTATCCGGATGGAATGTGTCAAATGTTGGTAATATGACTAGTATGTTTCAAACAAGCCCATTTAATCAACCAATTGGAAATTGGGATGTTTCAAGTGTTGTTAAAATGGCAAATATGTTTAATAATAATTCATCTTTTAATCAACCAATCGGAAATTGGGATATATCTAACGTAAATGATTTTACGGGTTTTATGGCGAGTAAAACATCGTTAACATTCTCAACATTAAATTTAGACAATATTTACAATGGATGGTCGACCAAAAATCCTCAAATAGGTAGAACAATAACCTTTGGTTCGGCCAAATACACATCAGCAGGTTCTGCTGGAAAATCAATCTTAGAAGGAACCGGTAGTGGTGAATATGGTTGGTTTATAACAGATGGAGGAATTTAAATATGACTAAAAAATTTAGAATATCGACAGATAATTTTGACGGATTTACCGCAGATATTACCTATTACCCATATACAGGTGGTACAATAAATTTAGGAACACAAATGTTACCATATGATTATAACACAGATTATTTTTATGGGATATATGAAGTTTACATACCATATTTTGATAAAATTTGTATTATAGATAATCAACCACCCGTTTGTGATTTAATTGGTAGTTTTACAAGTCCATTTATTTCCACTTGGAAAACAGACAATGATGGTGTTAGTTTATCTAACCAAATATTTTTAAATTTAGATTCATCAGGTACTTATAATTTTGTTGTTGACTGGGGTGATGGTAGTTCTGATAAAATAACTACGTGGGACCAACCTGAAACTACACATACCTACAATGTTATTGGGACTTATGTAATAACAATAACGGGTGTTATTGAAGGATTTAATTTCAATTATAATGGTGATTATGGTAAAATTTTAAATGTTTTACAATGGGGTTCACTTAAATTAGCGGATGGAGGTTATCAATTTGCATATTGTTTTAATTTAAATTTATCTACGGTTAACGATGTTTTAGATATTTCTAACTTAACGTCTATTGACGGGATATTCCAAGAATGTTATTCTTTAACCGCAGTTAATAATATAGAACAGTGGAACATTTCAAATTTAACAAGTTTAAGTTCATTATTTTCAGATTGTGGAAGTTTTATTCAACCACTGAATGATTGGGATATTTCAATGATAACTAATATGAGTTATATATTTAATGGGTGTTACCAATTTAATCAACCATTAAATAATTGGAATGTTTCAGGTGTTACCAATATGAGTAATATGTTTCAATCAACCCCATTTAATCAAGACATTAGTGGGTGGGATACCTCAAGTGTTACCAATATGAGTTATATGTTTGCGGGGGCATCATTTAATATAGATATAACAGGGTGGGATATTTCAAACGTAACAAATATGTCCGGTATGTTTGCAGGGGCAACAGCATTTAATCAACCTATTGGTGTTTGGAATATGTCAGGTGTTACTAATATATCCACAATGTTCCAATATAATACAGTTTTCACTCAAGATATTACAGGGTGGGATGTATCAAATGTAACGAATATGTCGTATATGTTTCAAGGTTCAATTTTTAACCAAAACATTACCGGATGGGATGTTTCTAACGTTACTAATATGTCAGGTTTATTTATGAATCCATTTTTTAATCAAGCCATAGGAATTTGGAATGTATCAGGTGTTACTAATATGTCCTCTATGTTTAATAGTTCAAATTTTAACCAAGACATTAGTGGATGGGATGTTTCTAACGTTACTAATATGTCCGCTATGTTTTCTAATTCAAAATTTAATCAAGACATTAGTGGTTGGGATGTTTCAAATGTGAATACTATGAATTTTATGTTTAATAATTCAAAATTTAATCAAGACATTAGTGGATGGGATGTTTCAAAAGTTACGTCTATGTCGGGAGTGTTTACATCATCAATATTTAATCAACCCATAGGGATTTGGAATGTATCAGGTGTTACCACTATGGGTAGTATGTTTTTTGATTCAGAATTTAATCAAGACATTAGTGGATGGAACGTTTCAAAGGTGACAAATATGAATAGTATGTTTAATAGTTCAAAATTTAATCAAGACATTAGTGGGTGGAATGTTTCTAAGGTTATGTTTATGTCTCAAATGTTTAATAATTCAAAATTTAATCAAGACATTAGTGGTTGGGATGTTTCTAAGGTTATTAATATGACTTATATGTTTAGTCAGAATCAGTATTTTAAACAAAATATTGGAAATTGGAATATTTCTGGTGTAACCAATTTCTCTTTCTTTATGGCGAACAAAACTGATACAACATTATTAACCTCAAACTTAGATGATATTTATAATGGATGGTCAACTAAAAACCCTCAAATAAATATAACAATCCATTTTGGTACTGCAAAATACACGTCAGCAGGTTCTGCAGGAAAAGCAATCCTTACAGGGTCAACCGGTAGTGGAGGATATGGTTGGACAATATTTGACGGAGGATTATTTACATAACTTATGAAATACGTATTTACAATATCGACAGACAATTACTCCGGATACACCGGAGACGTAACCTATTACCCATCAACGGGTGGAACAATTAATATAGGTTTAGTTACATTACCATACGACTATATTACCGATTATTTTTACGGGACGTATGATATATACATTCCTGAAACAGCGGTTACTTGTACAATAACCAATTTAGAACCGTTACATTTAACCCTTTTTGTTGAGTACACACCTGGTTCTATAATTGTGTTTTATACATTAGTATTAAACCGTCCGCATAGTGAAGAAATAAATGTTACTTTTGAAAATGTTTTAAATTTTTATAGTGGTCCTCCGGTTACAATATTTACAGGAGTTACTGTTAATTCTGGCGATTTATCAGGACAAACTATTATTACAATAGATGAAGATTATATCAACTACACAGGAGTACCATTTTTTAGTCAATTATCGGGAACTCCGGTTGAAAGTACGTGGGAAATAATTGTTATTCCTTTTATTCCTACATTAACTCCAACACCAACAAATACGGTAACACCAACCTTGACTCCAACAGAAACAGTTACTCCAACTATTACCCCAACAAATACGGTAACACCTACAAATACGGTAACACTAACTAATACGGCTACCGTAACACCTACAAATACTTTAACACCAACTAATACGACTACCGTAACGCCTACAAATACTTTGACACCAACTAATACGTCTACCGTAACACCAACAATAACAGTAACACCATCTCCGTTACCTCCAACAATTGAATATTTCCAAGATTGTTGTACCCCATTTAATACCTATAAAGTTGGTGGTTTTGTAACACCAATTATATTAGGTAATGTGTATTATATTGATACTGACGGATTTAATGGATGTGTTACGGCAGTAAGTGGACCATTATTTGATGCTCAATATAACATCATAAGTTTTACAACAGAAACTAGTTGCCTTAATTGTACAACCACTTATCCTTGTATACCTCCATCTCCATCTCCAACAGAGACACTAACACCAACACCAACGTTAACGCCAACAAATACTCCGACAGAGACAGTTACAGAAACGCCAACTTCAACTCCAACATTAACTCCAACTTTCACACCTACAAATACTCTAACACCAACGTTAACGCCAACAAATACTCCGACAGAGACAGTTACAGAAACGCCAACTTTAACTCCAACATTAACTCCAACATTAACACCAACAAATACTTTAACACCAACTAATACGTCTACCGTAACACCAACAATAACAGTAACACCAACATTAGGAGCGACAAGTACCCCAACAAATACTCCAACAAGTTCAATTCAAGCAACAGCAACACCAACGTTAACTCCAACAATTACGCCAACAAATACTTTAACTCCAACAATTACTCCAACAATTACGCCAACAAGTTCAATTCAGGCAACAGTGACTCCAACATTAACGCCTACAATTACGCCAACAAAATCAATTCCGGCAACGGCAACACCTACATTAACTCCAACAATTACGCCAACAAGTTCAATTCAGGCAACAGTGACTCCAACATTAACGCCTACAATTACGCCAACAAAATCAATTCCGGCAACGGCAACACCTACATTAACACCAACAATTACGCCAACAAAATCAATTCCGGCAACGGCAACACCTACATTAACACCAACAATTACACCAACAAAATCAATTCCGGCAACGGCAACACCTACATTAACTCCTACCCCAACAATTACACCAACAAAAACATTAACGCTTACACCTACATTAACACCAACAATTACGCCAACAAAAACATTAACTCCTACCCCTACATTAACACCAACAATTACACCAACAAAAACATTAACTCCTACCCCTACAGTAACACCGACTGAATCACCGGTAATAACTTGTGTATGTTATACAGTGACTTATACAGGACCTCCACCACCTCCAACTCTGTATTTTGGTAATACAGATTTCTCATATGTTAATTGTTCAGGTGTTACAGTGAATACCTCGGTGTTTGAAGATTACCCTGTTGAAATTTGTGCTCAAGTAAACTCTATTATAATAACTGGTGGTGATGAACTCGCTGGATGGACCCTATCACCATATAATTGTTGTATACCACCACCAACATTCTATATAATAGGATTGGGATATGGTACAACTCTTAGCCAAGCTTGTAATACACCAGCCTATGTTGATGTTTGTGTGGATGACCCTAGTTTATGTAGTGCAACATATTTGAAAGGTTCTGATGGTACAAATTGTTATCTAACACCAGCAACTACAGGGTTTTATAGTAATGGATTTTCCAGAAGATATTGGGACGGTACAACATTATCTTTGTGTCTTGGATGTGGTTGTCTTGTTGCTGACACAGTAATAACATTATCAGACGGGTCAACTAAATTAATACAAGATGTTCAAGTCAATGATGTTCTTAAATCTATTGATGTATCAGGAATGCCACAACCTGCAGATGAGTGGTACTCTTGGAGTAGTGATACCTTAAATTATGTTGATTCAACATCAACAGTAATTGACGTTAAAATATATGAATTTGACTCAGTTGTTAATATTAATAATGGTATATTAATTGCTACCGATGCTCATAACCACGTTGTTAAACAAAATGGTATATGGTATATCAGAACAACATCGGAATTAAATGTTGGTGATGTATTATTAGATATTGATAATACTGAATTTGAAATTACATCATTAGTTACAATTATAGAACCAACAACGGTATATGATGTTAATGTTAATAATAGTAACCTATATTTTGCAAATAATGTGTTAACACATAATAAAGACGAGTTTGTACCATTTGAACCATAAAAATGTCTTAACCCATAATAAGTCATAAAGGGTCATAATAGAACAAAGTAAACTATTTATATAAGTAAAATTATATTTAAATTTAGAATATGGAAAATAATAAAAATAACGATTTAACGGTTTGGCAGAGGCTTTCACAAGCATTCGGGCCAAACTCGTTATTAAATCAAGACTACCCAACATACAAATTAGATAAGAAGGAGTTATTAAAAACTACCTCTAAAGATGAATATGAAAGAGAGAAATTACAAGCTCAACAAACTTTCTATTTAGCAAATCAATGGACAAAGATTGAAAGTAATCTTTATACCCAAGCCGTGTATTATGAACCAACTCGTTTGGCATCATTCTATGATTATGAGTCAATGGAGTATACGCCTGAGATATCAGCAGCGTTAGACATATACGCAGAAGAATCTACAACCGTTGATGAAAATGGTTATATATTACAAATTTATTCAGAATCAAAAAGAATAAAATCTATACTAGCCGATTTATTTAATAACGTGTTAGACGTTGACACCAACTTACCAATGTGGACAAGAAATGCTTGTAAATATGGTGATAACTTTGTGTATTTAAAATTAGATTCTGATAAAGGAATTGTTGGTTGTATGCAATTACCAAACATTGAAATAGAACGTTTGGAAAGAGGTATGGCCGCAAAATCAGCAAATGTTGAAGAACCGGCAGAAAACAAAGGATTAAGATTCCATTGGAAAGCAAAAAATATGGAGTTCAACTCTTGGGAGATGGCTCACTTTAGATTATTAGGTGATGATAGAAAACTTCCTTACGGTACTTCTATGTTAGAAAAGGCAAGACGTATTTGGAAACAATTATTATTATCTGAAGATGCGATGTTAATTTATAGAACAGCAAGAGCACCTGAAAGACGTGTGTTTAAAGTGTTTGTTGGAAATATGGATGACAAAGATGTTGAAGCTTACGTACAACGTGTTGCAAACAAATTTAAAAGAGAACAAGTTGTTGATGGTAAAACCGGAAACGTAGATATGAGATTCAACCAAATGGCTGTTGACCAAGATTACTTTATTCCTGTTCGTGATGCCGCACAAGCATCTCCAATAGAGACATTACCTGGAGCAACAAACTTATCTGAAATAGCCGACATCGAATATATCCAAAAGAAATTATTAACAGCACTTAGAGTACCAAAAGCATTCTTAGGTTTTGAAGACGCTGTTGGTGGAGGAAAAGATTTATCTTTAATGGATATTCGTTTTGCAAGAACAATCAATAAGATTCAAAAATCTATGGTTGCAGAATTAAATAAAATTGCAATTATACATTTATTTCTATTAGGGTTTGAGGATGAATTATCAAACTTTTCATTATCATTAACTAACCCATCTTCACAAGCTGACTTATTAAAAGTTGACCTTTGGAAAGAAAAAATCGCATTGTACCAACAAGCCGTAGCGGCAATCGCAGGTATTGCACCGGTATCAGTATCGTGGGCTAAGAAACATATATTAGGATTCTCTGATGAGGAAATCAAACTTGATTTACAACAACAAAGAATTGAGATGGCAGTCGGCGCTGAGTTAACAAACACAGCAACAATGATTACACATACAGGTTTATTTGATACTATTGATAAATTATACGGAAATAAAGTTTCCGGAGCAACAGCAGGTGGAGCAGCACCATCATCACCACCCCCACCAGGAGGTGGAGGAGGATTCGGCGGTGGCGGAGACATAGGCGGAGGAATGGAAGATTTAGGAGCACCTGAACCGGGTGGAGCCCCTGAAGGAGGAGCCCCTGAAGCAGGAGCCCCTGAGGCGGCAGCACCACCGGAAGCTGAACTAACACCGGAATCATTTAAAAGAGATAATTTAAAAATATTAGTGGAACAAGGTTCCTTAACTGAAGACGATTCTTATATTGATTTATCTAAAGGAAAAAATTCTTTAGGAGATATTGAAGACCAATTAAGTAAACTTCTAAAAGACTAGATATTTATAATAAAAATTAGATATGAAAAATTTTGGTTTATTAAAAACAAAGATAGAAAATGTATTGTTAGAATCATATGCTAACGACACATTCAAAAACGAATTAAAAACATTTAAGAAACTTGTTATTGAAAATAAAAACATTAGCAAATTGTTTTATTTATACGATGAACTAAGTTCACCAAAATCTTTAAGTGAATCTTACTGTAATGATTACATCAATGAGTGTATTAAAATTTACGAGAATACCGTAAACAAAATAAAACAATCTGATATTAATAAAATCGTTGCTTGGGTTGGAAATAAAAATGTGGAAAGTAGTTATACAGATATTGACACATTATTCTCTAGTGATGTTTTAACTATTGAATCAAAAATCAAAAGTAGAAAAGTAATTGCCGAATCTCTTAAAAAATTACCAATAACAAAAACTGAAGGTATCGACCTACCATTATCAACAATGGTGAGCGTTGCAAACAAAACTATCAAAAATTATATTGACGGTTTAAATGAATCTGACAAAAAAGAATTAATGAATTTATTGTCTGAGGATGACTCAACATTAAATGAAAAATATATCACACTTAAAGAAGGTGTGGTTGAAAAACTAACAGAAATGAAAAATGCTAGCACTGATAATTCAATGCAAACAAGAATTGATGAAACAATATCAAAAGTAATTTCTGAAAAATACGACAAACTTACGTATTTCAAACTTAAGAATCTTAAAGAGAATCTTTAATCATTATCGGAATTGAACTTTTTTTGGACATACTTAGCCTTAGAAAGTTCAGCTCTTTTAATAACAGATTTCTTAACAAATTCCTTTCTTTTAAAAAGTTCCCCACTTTGACGTGTCTTAATTACTTTACTCTTATAAAGTTTTAAGGCCTTTTCAATCGTAATGTTGTTATTTAGTTTAACTATTATCATATATTACATATATCACAAATATACGAAAAATTTTGACTATTGACCTAAAAACCCCTATTTTTATGGAAACAATAAACAGAATAATATGAAAATTAATGAAAAAGGGGAAAACCTCTCAGCTATCCGGTTTTAAAACCGCTAAAGTTATCTACGGAACAGTCGATTCCATAAACCTCAAATCTCTATACTTAAACATCCAAACGTGGGTGGAACCAATAGAAGAATCCGAAAATTGGACAAGAGTCGTCCTAAACCTAAGTCGAGGTGTCAAACACTCAATTTACGAAACAATTAATAAAAAAATTTTTACTGACAAATTTATCGTTGATTTAGATTTACGTTCAAGTGGTCTTAATATGGGAAAAAAATCATTTATGAATCTTGAAATAAATTTCTACCTACAAGAAGAAGGTTTAGATATCAAAGGTACTGAAATAAAAAACACACTCCAAGAAATTACAAAACAAATCTTTAAAACAAATTTTTTAAAAAATGAATATTTCAATTTTTATTTAACTAAAAAGAGCAAAATAGAAGAAGAATCGTTACAAACCGAGAATGTTTAATATTTATAAATAAAACATTCAAAATGAAATTAAGAATATTACAACCAAGCGAATCAGGAAAAGGTATATTAGTTGAGTACGATGCGGGATATATTAATCCAAATGACAATCGTAATGAAAGCTTAATTAGAGAATCTAACGAAATGTTAGACCACTCTAAACCATTTGAATTTTATGCTGTATTACAAAAATATAATACCCCAAATAGAAATGGTAGAACATACCCTGAACGTATATTAAAAAGAGAGGCCGAGAACTATAAAAAAATGATTAAAAAGGGTACCGCCCTATCCGAGTTAAATCACCCGGAATCATCTCTAATCGATTTAGATAGAGTGTCTCACGCAATCACCGAAGTATGGTGGGAAGGTAATGTACTAATGGGTAAGATAAAACTTCTTACTTCACCAGGTTACCACGAAAGAGGTATCGTATCAACCAAAGGTGACTTAGCCGCTAACTACCTTAGACAAGGTGTTACATTGGGGATATCCTCAAGAGGTGTAGGGTCCCTTAAAAAAATTGGGGAACAAAATGAAGTACAGGATGATTTTGAATTAATCTGTTTCGACTTAGTATCTTCACCTTCAACTCCGGGAGCGTATCTATTCTTAAATAAAGACGACAAACATCTATATGATGAGAACTTAGAAGAAGAGAAAAAAATGAGTGTTGAAAGACACGTTGGAGATTCCGGAAATAAATCGCTTGACTTAATGAAAAAATTAAACGATTATTTGGGATACTAAATTAATAACAAAAAATGGAAGAAAAGTATTTTATCGCAAAAGTTACCTTAGACTCAGTTGATGAGGCATCAGGAAAGATTAAAAAAATGAGAGAAGAAAAATTAGTAAGTGGTTATAACCCTACTGACGTAGAGGCAAAAGTTACTAAAGTTTTCGAACATTACACAATGGAGTGGAGAATCACTGCAATTGTAGAAAGTAAAATTGACGAAGTAATCGAGTAATTAAATTTTCAATTATCAAACAAAAGAGGACATATAGTCCTCTTTTTTTATGCTTTTTATTTTTAGGTGATATTTATGAATGTATAAAAAACCTGATGTGATTTAAGTTTAATTTAAACTTTTTTCGTATTAGGAGATATTTATATATTAAAAACAATATAAAACCAATGGCAAAAGAAAAATCTTTAGTTGAAGAGGCTATCATCCAAATGAAAAATTTGGAAGAAGCGGTAGCTGAAAATGCAAAAGGAATACTTGCTTCTACAATGAAACAAGAAATCAAAGACCTAGTAAAAGAATCTTTATCTGAACAAGATGATGAGATTGAAACCGATGACGTTGAAATGGAAGACCCTATGGGTTCTGATGATATTGCCGATATTGATATGGGTGATGATTCAGACGAAGAAGAGGATGAAATGGATACTGATGATATGGACGACACAGAAGAAGATGGTGACGACGAAGAAATTGATATGGACTTCGATGACGAAGAAGATATGGACGACGAAGAAGACACTATTGACTTAACTGACGCTGACGACGAAGAAGTACTAAGAGTATTTCAACTTATGGGACCGGATGATAACATTGTTGTTACTAAAGACGACAAAGGAAACACTCACCTTAAAGATGAAGAAACTGGAAAAGAGTATATGATTGTTGGTGAACAAGAAGAAGGCGATGACTTTGGAATGGTTGATATGGAAGAGTCTTGGAACGAACTTGAAGAAGACGATAATTTAATGGGTGAAGAATCTATTGAAGAAATTGTTGAAAGAATGTTCGGTTCAGATGACGAATCTGACGAATTAGATGAAATCGTTTATGAAATCGAAATGGGTGAAGAAGAGTACGAAGGGTATGACTTAGAAGAGGGTGAAGACTTAGAAGAGGATGAAGACCCTACAGTTATGGAATCTAAAAAAATGTCTATCAAACCTAAAGGAGTTGGAATGGGAAGTCCAAAATTCAAATACAACGCAAAACCTAATCAAGGAACAGGATTCAAAACTAAAATGAAAACGGCTCCTAAATCTGTCGGTACTGGTAAAGCGAAATTTGAATACAAAGAAGGTGAAAACTCAGGAAGTAAATTGGGTAAAAACTCAATGGTTAAAAAAACTGAAACAAAAGAATCATCAACTAACAAACCAATGGTTAAAAAAGTTGAAGGTAAAAAAGAAGAGACAAAAGAGGCGTCACGTACTTTAGGTGCTGGGTCTAACTTTAGAAAAGGTGGTTTACCAAAACCAAGAGCTCATTCAAGCTTTAATACCGCGATTAAAGAAAATACTTCTAACTCTGAACTACAAGTTCTTAGAGAAAAAAATGAGGAGTACAGAAAAGCACTTAATATTTTTAGAAATAAATTAAATGAGGTTGCAATTTTCAATTCAAACTTGGCTTACGCTACACGTTTGTTCACTGAACATTCAACATCTAAACAAGAAAAAATTAACATTTTAAGAAGATTTGATGGTGTTGAAACTATTAAAGAATCTAAAAATTTATATCAAGTCGTTAAAAACGAATTGTCAGGTAACTCTAACGTTCAAAATATGAATGAATCAATCGAAAGAACAATTGCTAAATCACCGTCTACGGGAGCAGTTAACTTAATTGAATCTAAAACATATGAGAACCCACAGTTCTTGAGAATGAAAGACTTAATGTCAAAAATAAAATAAAAATAAATTAAAATTAATAAAAACCAAAAAAATGGGAGCATTATTAGAATCAGGTCTAGTTGGTAACATCGGGTTAAAACACCTTAAAGTTATTAAAGAAGACACAATCAACAAATGGGATAAATTAGGATTCCTAGAAGGCCTTAAAGGTCACTTAAGAGAAAACGTAGCTCAATTATATGAGAACCAAGCGTCTTTCTTGATTAACGAAGCTACTTCTGACGGGTCTTCAGGTTCATTCGAAACTGTTGTATTCCCTATCGTAAGAAGAGTATTCTCAAAATTATTAGCGAATGAAATCGTATCAGTACAAGCTATGAACTTACCAATCGGTAAATTGTTCTTCTTCGTACCTAAAATTCAAGGTTACCAAACAGGACAAGTTCCTTCGGCTGATAATGATTACGATGGTTATGGTAATCACTTTGGACCACAAGGTGCTGTAGGTGGTTTATCTGTTGCAGCGGCTCAAGGTCAAGCAGGTACAGATAACGGTTACAATGGAACAACCGCTTTCAAGAAAAATCTTTATGATTTATTCTATGAAGGTTCAGAAGGTCAATTAGACCCTCCAGGATTGTTTGATTATTCTAAAGGTCAATGGTCAGCAGTTACTAAAACTGCGGTTGTTATGGTTTGGTCTAACGGAGAATTAGTTGTTGCTGACGCAAGTGCATTAGCAAACCAATTTAACGGTAAAAACGTTAGAAAAATTATTATCGCGTTATCAGGTTTCACAACTGCAGGTACAGGTAAATTAATTGGACCTGATGGAAATGAAGTTGATACTGAAACTTTCTTATCTGATTTAAGAATTTATACATCAGCTCAGGCAACTGCATTCAGTGGAGATTCTCCTTGTGATGTTGTTGGTACTGTTGCGGCACCAAACTCATTATTGTTTAGAGTTGTAACTCAACAATATGGTCAAGGTATTGTTAATAACTTAAACAAACAAGGTACTACTTCATTCCCTGGAACAGGTAGTAATGGAACTTACAATGACGTATGTTCTCCTGAAGGTCGTATCTTCTTAGAAGTTGACTTATCTTGTCCTACTTGTCCTTCTTGTGGTGAAACATTAGACGGATATACAGGAACAACTCTTGGAGTTTTAGCTTCAGGTGATTTCAAAGCTGTTTACAGACGTTACGCTGATATGGAATTTGAAGATAAAATCGGTGAGGTTTCTTTCGAATTAGATTCAGTTACTGTTTCTGTTACAGAAAGAAAATTAAGAGCACAATGGTCTCCTGAGTTAGCTCAAGACGTTGCGGCTTTCCACAACATCGATGCTGAAGCTGAATTAACAGCTTTATTATCTGAACAAGTTGCGGCTGAAATTGACCGTGAAATCTTAAGAGATTTACGTAAAGGTGCAGCGTGGAACTTACGTTGGGATTACAATGGTTGGAGAAGAATATCTGCAACAACAAACTATACACAAAAAGATTGGAACCAAACTTTGATTACTGCAATTAACCAATTGTCAGCACAAATCCACAAATCTACTTTAAGAGGTGGAGCTAACTGGATTGTAGTATCTTCTGAGGTTTCAGCGATTATGGATGACTTAGAATACTTCCACGTATCTAATGCTTCACCTGAACAAGACCAATATAATATGGGTATTGAAAGAGTTGGAACATTAGCAGGACGTTACCAAGTATACCGTGACCCTTACTTCCCAGCTAACCAAGTGTTAATTGGACACAAAGGAACATCGTTACTTGATACAGGATACATCTACGCACCGTATGTACCATTACAATTAACACCTACAATGTACAATCCGTTCAACTTTACACCTATCAAAGGTATAATGACGAGATACGCAAAAAAGATGGTAAACAACCGTTTTTACGGAAGAATTACTGTTGATGGTGTTAGAACATTCGATTTAAGAGAATTGAGATAATCAAAATCTTAAAATATTTAACAAAAAGGGACTATATGTCCCTTTTTTTTATGTTTAATTATTAACACTTGATTTTTTGGACAAATATGTTATATTTATTAATATGAAAAAAATAGAATTAACTGAATCTCAGGTTAGTGAAATTATAAAACTGTATACTGAGGACTTATTAGGGTCACCCACTATTAGTGAAAAATTAAAAATACATAAAACAATTGTTTTAAATACATTGAGAGCTAACGGTATTGTTCTTGGACCATCCGGTAGAAGAAATATTGGTGGTAGAGAAGTCGCCACAAAAAAATATTTTTCTAAACCCGAAACTAAAGAACGTCTAAAGAAAAACCACAAAAAATGGGCGGAACAAAATAAAGAACATTTAAAACAGTATCTTAAAGAATACCGTGAAAAAAATGTTGACAATATTAGAAAAACAAAACGTGATTATGAAAGAAATCGTAAAGCGAGAGACCCCCTCTATAAACTAATCTCCAATTTCAGAACGGCAATCTATCAAGTATTAAAGGAGAGTAATGTAGAAAAGAACGGACATTATTTTGATATTTTAGGATATACTCCGGAGGAATTAATTAATCATTTAGAAAAACAATTTACGGAAGGAATGACGTGGGATAATTACGGTGAGTTCCACGTAGACCATAAACTACCTATATCATCATTCAATATCAAAGAAATCGGAGACGA